CTGGCGATCCAAAAACTGTTTTCTGTTTTTTGCTAGCGGCTTTCTTGGCTTGGTAGGTGCTGCCGCGTTTGCTGTTGCAGGGCCGGCATGATCCGACGAGGTTGTCGCGGTCGTATGCGAGGTCTGGTGCGCGGTCGATCTCGATGACGTGGTCGGCTTGTGTGCTGGGTCGTGCGTGGCACCAATGGCATGTGGGTTCTTCGGCCAATACGCGTTTGCGTAGTTCTTTCCATTTCTTGGTGCTGTAGATCTTGCGGCTGATGTCACTCATGTGTCCACCATGCACGTCTGTGCCGGCCGTGTTCCCGGTCGCGTTGCTTCATTGTCTGGCCGGCCCATACGCCGTGGAGTTCGCCGATGCTGTGTAGTGCAGCTGCTTCGAGCGCGCATTGTTTGGCTACTGGGCATGTGGCGCACAGTTGGCGCGCTTTCTTGATGAGGCCGTGTTGGCCTGTGGTCGGAAAGAACAGGTGTGTTTGGCCTCGGCAGGCTGCGTCGTCTTGCCATTGGGTCACCGCCTGACGCCGTCGCCGTTGCACATGGCGCACAGTTCGACATCGTCGTTTGGGTCGTGGCCGGCGAGCCAGCCGTTGCCGTTGCATCCGGTGCATAGCATGGGGCGGTCTCGCCAGATTGTTGAGCGTTCGACCATTTTGCCGTGGTCGCAGCTGCATGGTTGGCAGGCGGTGTAGGTGTGGCCGTGGTGCTGGTATTCGGGTGCTTCGATCCAGCCGCTGTCATTGCAGTTGGTGCAGCCGTTGAGTTCGCTGATGCCGCCGTGGCGTTGTAGTAGCGCCTCAAGTTGGTACAGGTTTGGCCACTTCGTGTGGCCGGCGTTTTGCCAGCTGCGCCATGCTGCGCGGGCTTGTTCTTGGCTGGCTAGTTCTAGGCGTTTGACCCATTCGTCTTTGACGCGGTCTTGGCCTTTGAATGGGGCCGGCGAGGGTGCCATGCGGATTTGCCATGCTTCGAGGAGGCTGTGTGCTTCGTTGATCTGCATGTCAGCGGCTCGCTCCTTGCCCCTCCGTGGCCTCCGGGGGCTGCGTCGCTGCTGGGGGGTGAGTGGTTTGGGATTCTAGTGGGTTTGTCAAGTCCCTGTTTTTTGCGCTTGGATGCTGGGCCATAGCGGTTTCACGTTTTTCGGTAACGACGGTACCGAATCGGCCGGCGGCTTCTAGTTCGTCGATGCTGCACAGGATGTTTCGCAGGCCGTCGAGCAGGTAGTTGTCGGGTTCGTTGTGGCAGAGCCGGCGTGCGTGGTGTTCCAGCACTTCAAGCGCGCCGACTAGGCCGGCGTAGTTCGTGCTGGCCGACACATGCCGCCAGACTTCGGGTCGTGGTTGTTTCATTTGTTGCCTCCTGGGTTGTTTCGTAGCCGGCGTAGTACCGCCGGCCAGTCTGTGGGTCGCCAGACGTGGGCCTCGGCACCTGAGTAGGTCAGCAGGTCAATCCAGCGTTCCTGTTTGTCGGTAAGCCGGCCGGTCTGGCTTTTGAGTTCGGCGAACACAAGGCCGCGTGTCTTGTGCACCAGGACGAGGTCGGGGAAGCCGGCAAGTCCTTGCAGCGGTGTCGCCCACTTGCCGGCTTGTGTCAGGGCCGGCCGGCTGTGGTAGTAGATCCATCCGAACCAGTCGGCGGTCTCGGTGACCATTTTTTGCCACTCTTTTTCCGACATTTTGGTGTTGAGCTGCGTGTGGAATGTCATGCGCGCGACAAGTCCTGCAGGCGGTCGATCTCGGATCGGCATAGGTCAAAGCTCCCTGATGCCTCCGGGTTCGGTTCAATCTTGTGGCGTTTGCACAGCTGATGATAGAACGCCAACATTTTCTCAGTTGGCGTGTCACGTCGTCCGCTGCTGTTCGGTGCTGTGGTGCGGATCTGGGCGTCGGGGCGCTCCTGCGGGCTTCTAGGGGCGCCTGACGCCTTCCTCATCTCTTCACGACTGGCGCGTTTCGCCGGGTCGGAACCTGCCCAGCCGGCATTGGCTAGCGCACGGCCAACAGCTGACGTTTCGCAGTTCTCGACGTGGCTGGTGGCGTTCACGCCGCGTTGGCTGGCGTGTTCTTCTGCCCAGCCGGTAGCGATCATGCCGTGATCTTCGTACAGAGTTGCTTTGAACACGCACCAGCCGTCGCCGTGGTGTGTCATTTCGGTAATGACTTGTGGTATTGCGCCTCGGGCGCGCACGTCGGCGAGCCAGCGTGCTAGTCGGGTTGCTACAGGTTCGTAGTCGTCAAGGTTGAAGCCCATCATTGCCTCCTGAGGGATTCCCATATGGTGTGTCGTTGGCCGTGTCCGTGCTGATCTTTGCGCCTGGACTTGCGTGTCCGGTCTGTGGCTCGGATCCAGCCGTCGTTCGCGGCCTTGTTCAGTCGTGCAGCCAGCCCCTTGGTGACTTTGAAGTCACGGCCGAGGGCTTGCCACACATCGTCTGCTGTCCACTCGGGGTAGAAGTAGCAGCAGCGACGGATCGCACCGTCGACGGCCTCAAGTTCGGCCGGCGTCCACTTGTTGGCGGCTTTGTCGGATTCTGCAATGCCGCGTTCGTACGGTGTGCCAAACAGATCCATGTCAGCACCAATCCCCGCTCATGTACCACGGCTGGAAGCTGCACCAGCCGAGCCGTTCCGCTTCCACAGCAACCATACGACCAACCATGATGTTGACGGCCGGCACCAGTAGGTCGTCGCGTGTCAGGCCAAGGTCGGTGACCATTGGCCCCCATGTCGCCCAGTTGATTTGCATTAGCCCGTAGTCGCGCGTTGGGCTGATCGCGTCCGCCTGGCATCGGGATTCTTGCCACATGATTTGGTCGACAACGTCGAGCATGTGCGCTGGCCAGAATGTGGCGGCATACCCCGACCACTCCGGACACTTCGCATCGGAAAGGATGACGATGCTGGTGGCCGGCACAGTCGACAGCAGCCGTGCGGTCGTGGTGACTGTGGTGGTAGTGGTCGGGGTCGCCTGCGGCGCTTCTGAGGTTCCCACAACAACAGCGCCGGTCGTGCTGGTTACAGCTGCGGCTGATGTGGTGGGTAGTAGCGCGTCGTGTTGATAGTTGCTCGGGTCGTCCAGATACGCCGGGATGAGCAGGCCGGCGGTGGCGGTGGCTAGCAGGGCTAGTCGGATCATGGGGAACCTCCGTATGTGTTGTGGGGTTCCCATCATTACACCGGGGTGTTACATGATGCAACTATCCGAACAAAGCCGCCCATGTTTTGGGGCCAACAATGCCATCAACGTATTCGCCGGCGTCGCCTTGGAAGTCGCGCACAGCTGCGTCGGTCATGGGGCCAAAGTCGCCGTCGACTGGGCCGACGTTGTAGCCCTTATCAGCGAGCGCCTGCTGGATGAGCCGCACACGCGCTTTCGCGGAGCTGCCGCGCTTTGTGCTCGCGCCCGGGTAGGCCGGCGTGTCGGTGACGGGCTTGAGTTTCGGTGAGCCATCAGCCAGGCGTTCGGCGACTGGTGTGTCCCATCCCCACGTCGTTTCGGTGACCTCGAGGTGAATGTGGTCGTTACGACCACCGGGCGGGCGGTTGATCCAGCCACGGCCGGCTTGCCAGTAGCGGCGCGCCCAGTAGTCATGGATCCGTTGGATGCCGAGCGTGTCCGCGTTGGCTTCCAGCCACGGGATAATCACAGTTTCGATCTGTTCGCGCGTTGGTGCATTTGGGTGCTCGTCGTCCTGTCGGTATGACAGGTCCAGGGCGGCGCCGAACGCGTGGGATGACCAGCGAGTACCGCCGCGAATCTTGCGCCGGGTGTAACAGCCCAAATACCACATGCCGTACTGGTCGGCCATGTAATCGCGGATCTGCAACAGGTTCGGTGAGCAGGTGTTGAACGGTGCCGCTGGTGTGCGGCCGTCATGCCAGTTGGTGTACTTCACGACTTCTTCCCAATGATCGGCTCAACAGGCTTGCCGCCCTTCGCGGCGATGCCGTTGCCGACCGCGTAACCGACGATGGTGCCGAGCATCCCGGTGCCGGCCTCGTTAGCGATTGAATCAGCGACCATTAGCACGGCGATGACGATCATGGCGACCATTGCGATCAAGGCCTTCGGTGGGTTGGTGAGGTTCATGTTCTAGTTCTCCACTATTGAAACGATTGCCCCCACCGCGATCGCGGCGAGGATAATAACCATGACAATCATGCCGGCGGTTCTGGTGCTGGTGGGTCGTCGCGTTGATCGTAAGGGTCGAGGTGCACATGGCAGCCGCCACACTCCACAAACGGCGGATCACCTTTCACGTTAAACGAGATATTCCCATTCGGGCAGTCATTGTCGGTACAGGTCACAGCCACCATGATTACGCCGCCTCGTAAAAGTCTTGGATAATGATGCGATCACCGGCTGCCCATGTAAACGGCACGGTTGAGCTAATCGGCCCAACACTTGCATATGTCGATGAGGCACCGACTACATAAACGTATGCCCCATTTACGTCGAAACGGATTAGAGTGCCAATGTAATCAGTACCGGTGGCATCTTCGTGAGTAACTTGTCCTCCGTTGCCCGCAAGAAAGTACTGGGCGGCTGACACAGGGTAGGTGATTCGAACATTGGTCGTCCCTACTGAAGTTGTCGAGCCAACTACTAACTCAACTTGCCAAAAAACGAGTTTGTTGATTTGACAATAACGGGCAGTTACCGTGCCATTGCCGACCGTGACCCCAGTCCACACCGGCGTGTATGTGGTCCATGTGCCGATATCGTTCAGGTCGGCTGCCGTCAGTACGTCGCCGGCGGTGAAGTCGCCTAGTGCGGTCATGGTGTCAGCCTAGCCCAGCCGGTTCTCATCAAGTACCCCTAGCACCGCCGAGTCCAAAACCAACGACTGATAATCATCAGCAGAAAGCAGATCCAACACAATGCTGGTACCGGACGCGGTAGCACGGATCTGCCGGCTGTAAATCAAACATTTGTCGGTGACGGTGCCAGCTGCGCCGGCCGGTGTGTAAGTGATCGTGCATGGCTGCCACAACGCGGTCTCGGTGTCCAGAAGCAGTTCGAGCTGTGTGGCGGAGCCGGCCGGGGTGTTGGCAAGGTTGGCGCTGGTGAACTCTAAGCGTTGCGCGATGAATCGGCTGGTTGATAGCCGGTTGACCATGTTGGTGGCGCCGTTGAGTGTCGCGGTGTCGGTGCTTGCTGCATGACCTGTTGCGGTGTATGCGCGTGCGCCGTACAGGTCGGCGCTGGTCGTGTCCTGGACTGTTTGGGTGCTGCCGCCGTCGCGTGTGCTAATGACGGTGTTGACTAGTTCTTCGATGTTGTACCCGGTGATTACGTCGGCGGCTGGTAGTTCGCCGGCTGTCGGTGTGGCACCTGTGAACTCGAACACGTTGAGCGTGTCGGAATAGAACGTGGTCGCGGATCTTGTAAGCGTGTTGCCGATGGTGACTGGCCAATAAACAGCTGCGTCGATGGGCGCCGGATCGTGTGTGATTTTTTTGCCGTACACAACGCACAGATCGGCCGACATGACATCGTTTTGCAGCGAGTCGGTGATGAACTGCACATTGGTTGATGTGATCTGCATCGGCACCGCTGTGTTGTCGTTCGCGACAAGGCCGACACCTTTGCTGGCACCAGTTGTGCCGAGTTTCACCATGTCGTCGGTGCCTGACAGTTTCAAGCTGAACGTGCCTTCGATGGCGTCGCCGGGGCCTGTTCTTGGTGACGAGCTGTAATCCTTCGGGCTGAGCCGGCCGACGACAGCGACCCAGTCAAGCGCGGTGATTTGCACGGTGGATTGGGTGCCGTTGTCCGCTAACTGGAAATCGTCAACGATGCCGTGAAACAGGATCTGGTCGCTGCCACCGTTCACCGTTGTGGTGATGTAGACACCTTGGCTGAACCAGTCAACGCTGTCATATGTGCCACCAGCGTTCGGTGTCAACGCGCCGTCGTTGTTGTCCAGCGTGATAATCGCCCGGTTTGGGTTGACACGTTGCGGGCGTGCTGCCTGTTGCACCGTGAAGCCAAGCGCACGACTAGTGAAATCCGTCTGATTGTCGATCTCGCCGATTTTGACGGTGTGCGCGAGCGTGAGTGTCACGACCGGATCTGCCCAGTAGTTGGGATCGGCAAGCTGCCAGATTGACGGCCGGCGCGCTCAAGGACGCGCACCAGTTCGTTTGGGTCGGTGCCGGCTGGCATGTTGACGGTGACGTTCATGTCGCCGCTGCGCACGCCTGAGCGGTTGCTGGGGCCGATCTGGACGCTGCTAACTGGTGTCGGCAACGGTGGTGCTGGTGCAAAGTCGCCGCCGCCGACCATGCCGGCCGCAGCTGCGATTTCGGCTGCCGTCAGCGTCGTGAGCGCGGTGTTAGCGATGGCGTTCAACACCTCAAGTTGTGCCAGCACCGCGTCGTATTCGCCTTGGTCTAATAACGCGATCAGTTCTAGCTGTTTGGTGGCTGGGATGTTGTCAAGCTGGTCGATGACTTTGCCCAGTTCGCGGTAAACGTCGCGGCTGGCCTCTTCGGCTTCGCGGCTGCCTTCGCCGTATTCTTTGACGGCTTCGGCCGCGTCAAGAATCGCGTCGCTGAAGTTGTCAACGGCCTCGTCGTTATCAAAAATGCCAAACAGGTAGTTGAACTCGTCAATCAAGTCGGTATTCATGTCGCTGATAAACTGCTGCGCTTCGTGGTGGCGTGCCATCGCGTCGTTCGTGCGGCCGATGGCAGCTTCGACGTCGTCCAACGTCGGGTGCAGCTCGTCCATCAGCCGTTCGGCTTCTTCATAGTCCAAGTTAGCGAGCTGCTGCTGATAGGCCGCCTCCGCAATGGCTTCGGCCACCTCCAGTTCCGCGTCGGCGTAACCCTCAATAGCCGGCGTCACTTTGTCCTCAACGATCTGTGCCTGTTCCTCAAACACGTTGGTCAGCTTGTCGATCGACACGAACGGGATCTTGTTCGCCACGTCAATCAGCGTGTTGATGAAATCAACAAACTTGCCGGCCAGCCATGACACAGCGTCGCTGACCGCGTCGAACGCGATCTTGACGGCCTCAATGACTTTGGTGACAACGCCGAACTTTTTCTCAAGAACGATGAGCGTGGCGACAAGGCCGGCGATGGCTAGCACGATCAGCACGATGGGGTTGGCGGCCAGCACCGCGTTGAACACGGCTGTGGCGGCGGTGGCGATGCCTTGAGCGACTGCGTACAGCTTGAGCGCCGTGTTGTAGGCGATGACGATGCCGGCGACGGTGGCGATGGCTGCGCCGATGGCAATAAACAGTTCGGTGTTCTCCGCGACGAAGGTGGCCACGTCCTCGAGGATGGGCAGCAGTTTCTCAAGGATGGGCAGCAACGCCATGCCGATGGATTCCTGTGCTTGGTCGATACTGACCTGCATCCGTTGGAATCGACCCGCAACTGTCTCAGCGTTAGCCGCAACAGCGCCCTCAAATGTTTGGGCAAGACTGGCGGCGACTTCGTCAAACGTGGCACCGCTTTCAATTGCTGCTACTAGACCGTAGTCAAGTTCCTCAAGGGGCGTAAGGACGCCTGTGTAGCCTTCTGCTAGGCGTTCGGCTACGTCAAACACGTCGCGGCCTGTGCCGGCGCTGATGTCTAACGCCAAAGTCAAAAGCTCTTGAGCTTCGGCAAGGTCGCCGGTGTGCCGCGCCAAAATTTGCAATGCTGGCCGCAGCTCGTTATCCGACACGGCGCTGGCAAGTTCTTGTGCGTCAATGAACGCGTGCAGCGCGTCAATCTGCTCGTTAGTGGCGTCCGTAGACACACGAATTTGGCGTTCAAGTTCTGCCTGTTGCGATGCGTCCTCGGCTGCGGCTTTTGTGGCAAGACCAGCGGCGGTGGCTAATCCAGCAACAGCGGCGGTGGCCGGCAGAAACGCCTTTTCCATAGCGAAACTGACTTTTTCGCTGGTTTTTTCTAGGCGCTCAAACTCCTTCATCGCCTTTTTTACGCCGTCGGGCGCGAACTCGGAAACGATGGGGACGTTGATGGCCATTAGCGCAGCTCCTTGTTGAGTATCACCATCATGTCATCTATGGCTGCTTTGACTTGCCGTACGACGACTGGCATGGCGTCCTCCGCGCCGGGCCACATGGTGCGCGACGCCGGGCCACCGCGCTGATTCAACACGTTGATGAACTGGCGGCCAGCGTCCGTCGTGCCATTAGAGCGTCGGCCGGCCATGTCGTAGATCGCACCGGCCGCGTTCTTTTGGCGCAGCGTCAGCAGCGGGATGTTGTTCGGGTCGCGCGCACCGCGCACCTTGCCAGCCCTGAAGGCGACCTTGATGCCGCGTCTGACTGCTGTCGGGTCGAAACCGCCCTTCCAGCCCACCCAGCCCGACAGCGGCCGTACAGCGGGAACTAGGCGCCTGGCTGATTCTTCGACCGGCTGCGCGGCAGCCTTCATGGTTTTGACGACTTGCTTCTTAAGCTCAGGGTTGACCGAGTTCAGCACCTTGATGGCATCAGCGACGCCATTCACTTCAATGCTGCTGCTAACGGCCACGTTTAGCCTTCCTATTCCGCTCGTTGATTACATCAACCACAGTAGTCAGGTCGAGTACATCAAAGTCGATGTTCGGCGGCCACCAGCCCAAATGTACGAGGATCTCGGCTAGCTGGCGTCGCCGGGTTCCTCGCGCGTAGGGCGGTCGTCACTCCCAACAACCTCAAGCGTCACGATCCGACGTAGGTAGTCGTCGAACACGGCCGGCACGGTGATTTTCTGCGCTTTGCATGCCTCGTAGGCAAGGTAGGCGAGGTCTTCCATGCCGAGACCTTCGGCCATTTTGCTGGCCTTCGTTTTGTATTTTCGTTCCCACGCGACGATGGCCCACAGGTTGGTGGTGACATCTTGCGGGCCATCGCCGGTGTCGACGCGTAGCGTGAGTTGCACGGTTGCCTCCTAGTTGTGCAGTTGGGTTTGGTCAGGGTGCCACGGCGCGGGTGTACGAGCCGCCGGTGAGGGTGATGTCCACGGTGGACAGTTCGCCGACGCCGCCGTTGAACGGTGTGAACTCGGCGAAGTACATGCCGGTGATGGTGTACACCGGGTTGTCAGCGGCCGGTGTGGCGCTGTTCTTGCCGACAACCACGTCGACGCTGGTGCCGAGGATGCCTTCGAGGATGCTTTCGACTTCCGCGGCGCCGTAGCTGAGGAACAGCGTGGCGGTCACTTCGCAGACCTCGAGGCCGGCGGTGTAGGTGCGTGCGGTGTCATCGAGCGCCGTGTTTTCGAGCGCCTCTTTGGTGATGGTCAGCGTGCAGTCCTGCAGCTGGTCGCTGAGGTCGTTGGCGTCGACCGACAGGTAGGTGGCGGTCAGGTTGGTGGTGGTCATGTCAGGTGCTCCTGTGGGTTCCGAGTCTGATGGTCAGATCATAGGCCGGTAACTGTTGCTCGCCGATAAGGGCGACGGTTGGCCGGCCGTCGACTGCGGCGCCGCCGAACGCGTTTTGGATCGCGTCGACGATGGTGATGATGTAATCGCTGGCGTCTTGGTTGCCGGGTGGCGGTGCCAGCACGCGTACGACGATGGTGATGTCGACCACGTCGTGTGCGAACGTCGTGAATGTTGGCAGCTCAACAAAGACTGACAGCGGGCGTGCGTTGCGAGGATCCGTGACTGTCTTGTAGCCCAGGCCGTTGATTGTGGCGACGACATGCTGAATAGCTTCGTTGAGTACACCGCTGGCCACCGCATCAGCCGATCTGTGGGCGGCCGCAGCCGAGCAGCTGCAGCACTTGGCCAAGGGATCCGATAGGTGTGACGGTGCCCATGTCGTTGAACGACGCGTACCCGTCAACGCTGCCGCGTGTCCGGTATTGGATCGCGGCGTACATGACGGTGCCGAGTTTCACGTCAGCATGGGGTGCCACCGTCGGGTTGTCGTAGTAGCCGGCCTCGCGTCGCCGACGGTAACAGAAGTCGTTGGCGGCGTTGACACAGTAGTCCTCAAGGAACGCGGTGTCGTTCGCCGTTGCGCTGTCAATACCGAGCCACACTTTGACATCGTCGGCGTCAATCCATGTGATTTCTTCGACAAGGATGCCGTTTGCTGGGCTGTAGGCCGCTACGTCGTCGCCGTTGTCGCTGTAGGTGACGGTGTTCGTGCCGAGGTCGACGGTGAGCAGTATGTGGTGGCCGTCAAGCTGATTGCCGACGTTGTAGACGTGGCAATGTTCGCCTGAGACCAGTCCGGTGGCGTCGTCAAGGACAAGCGTGGCCACATCATCTGTGCGGCTTGCTGTGGTGACGGTTGCCATCGGACTGGTCTCTTACAGGCGGATCAGACGAAATTCGCCTTGACGTAACGGTTCACGTCGAGCATCAAGGTGGCGAAATACCCAAGCCAACTGATATCGCGCGAACGCGTTGATGCGTTGTCGACACTCAAAAATCCCTTGGTCTGTTCGAAGATCTCGAAACCGACGGTGTCGCCGAGGATCATGGTGCCGTTGCCGGCGTTGTCGAAGTTCGTGTCAACGACGACCTGCAGGCCGAACGCCACGAAGTTGCTGGTGCCGGGGCTGGTCGTGCCGAACGCGTTCATCGGGCCGACCTGCGGGAACAACGGGCGACCGGAGCTGTCCTCGAGCTTGCCGAGGGCTTCCCAGTTGCCGGCCGACACGAACAGGTGGGTGGGCAGGTGGCCGCCGTTGCCGGCGTTCTCCAAGATGTACGCGGCGTTGGCGTACAGCCAGGTAAGCCAATCGGTGGGGTCGCCCTTGTTGGCAGCGGTGAAGTTGCCGGTCGTGGTGGCGCCAGCGACGAGCGCGTCAGCTGCGACGTTGTCGGTCGTTTGGCCGTACACGCGGCCCATGTCTTCGAGGATCAAGTTAATGATCTCGGGTGACGACCAGTCGATGACCTGCTCAGACACGGTGACGTAGCCGCCGTAGCTGGACTTGGTGACCTGGTTCTCTTGCACCTGGAACTCGCCGGTCTGGAGCGCGGCGAGTTCGGCCGACTGGGCAGCCATCGACGTGTGCGTCGACACCGACGGGCGGATAAACACCTTGCCGCTGGCCGGCATGGCCTTCACACCGAACGCGTCCACCACGGGGCGGATGCCGAGGTAGTCGTTGTACACCGGGCCGACGATTGGCTCAGGCAGGATGCCGTCGTTGTTGGTGGTGGTCACATCAGGCGCAGCAGCGCGGATGTTCTCGTTCATCTGATGCCAGTCATGGCCACCGATGAGCGCGGCGCTGATCCACTCGGCGGCCGATGGAAGCTTGAACTGCTTCGCGGGCTGCGCGTAGATCGGCTGGGTTGGGATGGTGGCTTCGGGCTTGGCGGCCTCGACCACTTCGGGCTGGATTTCTTCGGACACTTGGGTCTCCTCTGGGGTTGGGTCGGGTGCGGTCTCCGCTTGTGCGGCGATTTCGCTGATGGTGGCGCCAGCGAACGCTGGCTGGTAGACGACGGACAGTTCCTGCCAGTCGGCGGCTTTGACGACCATGGTGGGGCCGTCCATTTCGTAATCAAGGGCTTCGATGCCAATGCTCACCGAGTCAAGCGCGCCCATTTTGACCAGTTCGACTAGGTCGTTGCCGGCTGCGGTGCGGGCGATCTCGGCGGTGAACAACATGCCGGCGTCGGTGTCCTCGCGTGCGGTGACAAGGCCGACGATGCGGCTCGGGTCGTGCGACTCGAGCAGCCGTGGCGCGGGGCCGTCGATTGGTAGCGCGCCTTGTTCGATGCGTACCTGCTGGCCGGTGGACACGGTCGCGGTCTCGCCATAGGGGACAGCGATACCGCTGATGGTGCGCGGTGTGTCGGCTTCGCCGGCAGCGGCGTCAAGGGTGACGGATTGGGCGGTGAATCGGATCATGCTGGTGTGTCCTCGTTCTCGCGGATGATACTTGCCGGGTATTCGGCTTCTTGGAGATAGGCGCCGATATCCAACTCGATGTGTTTGCCGCGCGCGACGACGGTGTCAAGGCTGAGAGTCTGTTCGATGCAGTCGACGTACGGTTTGGCGCCGAACAGGTACAGATCCTGCCGTGCCTGCTGGCTGTTTTGGTAGGTCATTCCACCGATTGCCACATTGACAAGCCACGCGGGTACCTGGAATACGCGCGCCAGCTCGACGGCGCTGTGCTGACGGGCGTCCATGAGTTGTAACTTGCTGGGGTCTTGCCCGAACTCAATGAACTTGACGTGCTGATTGAGCGCGCCAACGGCAAGGTTGCCGCGTGCTTCTGACCATGCGCTGGCAAGTTCGGCGAGGTCGTCGCCGCCCATCGGTTCGCCGTCGACCTGCTGCAGATAACCGGAGGCGATGCCGCCGCCGTTGCTGGCGTACCGGCGCGCGGCCTCGTCCAGCTCGTAGGCGATCTGGATGGCACGGTTACCAGTCCACAGCATCCCGTTGACTGGGCTGAGGAACTGGACGACGTTGTCGGCGTCAATGTCGACACCGTTGAATTGGATGTCGTGCGATGGCCCGAACCATTCAGGGCCGGCTTGGTCAAGGGTGGCGACGTTGTCGGCTGGCAGCCATGTGAACGATGCCGGGAAGCCGGTGTTGTATCGGCTTGTGACGTACCAAAACGCGCGGCCGTGCAGCATCAGATCTTGAACGGTGGACGCCATGATGAAGTTGCGCGTCACGTTTGGATCGGGTCGTGTCATCCACGATTCGCCGGGGATGTACATGCGTTCGTAGCGTTCGACTTCGGGATCCCACGACATGGTGTAGGTGCGGAAGTCGAGGCCGCCGATCATGCTGGTGATGAGACCGACCGCGCGCGACACCGTCGGGATAGACAAGGCGCGCGCAGTATTAGCGCCGACGACGTAATACTGCAGCGCGCCGGGTCTGGGCGATGCGCCCGCGGCGGCCTGCACGGAGGCGGTGCCGAACGCCGGCTCGGTACGCGATCGAAACAGACCCACGCGCCCAGCCTAGTCACACCCATGTGATTTATTTGGCTACACCTAGCATTGGCTTGCGAATCTTTGCTTGTGGCTGTGCAGCGAAGCCGGCAGCAGCAACCATGCAGCGTGTCTGCTCAATAGGGCCGGGCGACTTCTGTGATGACAGCGTGATGGTGCCAGATGATCGGCCAGCCACCGCGCGATTGACTTGTTCGGCGAGCGCAAGCTGGCCGTGGTGAACGATGCGCCGCTCAAGGATCATGTTGCGAACGATGGCGGTAAACGTCGTCATTTCGCGTTGGCCGAAGTCTTTGCAGCGTCGCAGCAGCTCCGGTGGGCACAGCGCATAGAAGCCAGGTGTCAACGCGAGCTGCACCGCTTCGTCCTCGAGTACGCGGTGAATCTCGTCCCACATCGCATTCGCGTTGTCCACCACGAACTCGGTGTGGACATGCAGCCGGCCTTGATCGTCGGGCGCCACGCGCACGCCGGTGTAGCGCAGATCTGTCACGTCGCTGTCGACTGCGAGCCAGCCACCAGCCGGCATCGCGTCGGATGTGAGGCAGCTGTCCCAATGGCCGGCCGGTAGCCATGATGCGCTGGCGCTGATCCACACGTTGCAATGGGCGCGGTAGAACGCCTGCCGGTTCGGTGTTTCTGACATGCGTCGCAGCCGGTCGGCGTTGATTGTGGTGCCGAGCGCCGGGTTGGCCCACGCCCATGTGTTGGGATCCTCAAGGTTGCTGCCGGGCGGTGGCGACCATTCTGCGAAGTACAGCGCCGACGTGCGGTCGTTGTCGATCGCTTGGATCGCCTGCTCGCGCAGCTGCATCATGACTTTGGATCCCTCGTCGCCGGCCGTTGACCACATCGACATCAGCGGATTCGGTCGCGCGGTCATGGTCGGCCGGTACGCGTCGAAGATCACGTCGGGGCCGATGTTCCACACTTCGTCAATCACGACAAGGTCGCAGGTAGCGCCGTGCGCGTTCTGTGGCGTTGCCGCGTTGACGTGCCACATAGTTCCGTCTTTGAACTCGACAAAGTTGCGGCCGTATGACCAGTTGACTTTGGCGTCGAATCGTGCCTCAAGGATCGGCGCCAGTTCTTTGAACAAGCCGAAAGCCCGGTCAAGTTTGTGTGCGGTGCTGATGATCCGCTGGGGCCTCCCGGCTATGCGTGGCATCTCAGTCGCCCACCAGCCGACAAGCGCACCCAGCGCGTAGCTTTTGCCGTTCTGCCGGCCGACGCTGACCAGCGATTCGCTGCGGTGCAGCTGGCCGGTGCCATCGTGTTCCAGTTGGCCGTCGAGAACAAGCTGCTGCCACGGCATCAGTTCGCCGGGCAGGTTGCGCGCAGCCCACGCGGCTACGTCAGGGCCAAATGTCTCGTCCCCCAATCGTGGCGTGGCCAGTCTCGGCTCGATCCTGCCGAATCCGTCCGCATCTGGCTGGTTATCCACAGATCTGTCCACATGCTGTGCACCTTGTGGGGATA